CGTGCGAGCCAAACTAGGACTGCTGAAAAGAGACCTACAACTTGGACTCCACCATCATCTTTAGATGCACCGCCCGCGCCGGCTGGTTTCAGACATAGATGGATTCGTACTGAAGTTTTAGGCTTCGACGATACCAAAAACATGTCAGGTAAGATTAGATCAGGATGGGAGTTAGTGAGAGCTGACGAATATCCAGATNCAGTTTACCCGGAACTAAAAGACGGTAAATATTCGGGAGTGATCGGAGTTGGTGGCCTTGTGTTGGCAAGGATACCGGAAGAGGTTGCAAAATCTCGNGANGCGTATTTTAATAAACAAACGCAGGATCGAGAAGAAGCAATTAATAACGACCTTTTAAAGGATCAACATCCAAGTATGCCGATCAATAGTGATAGGCAGACTCGTGTAACTTTTGGTGGTACGAACAAAAAATAATTTTTTTGTAATATCAACAAAGTAAATAAACTTAAACAAGGAATAAAATATGGCTAACAATACAAGCGTCGGCTTTGGTCTAAGACCAGTCGGCAAAGTTGGACAGAATAGAGATGCTCAAGGTTTAAGTGAATATAGCGTAGCGGCAAGCTCGACTATTATATATTTCAATGATGCTGTCGAAATGGCAAGCACTGGAAATATAACAGTTGCAGCAGCAGGCGACGTATTATTAGGTTCACTTAACGGATCATTTTATACTGACCCAACAACTAGTAAACCAACGTTCTTAAATTATGTTCCTAACAACGCAGCAACTGATATAGTTGCATTTGTTAGTGACGATCCTTATGAGCGTTTCGAAATACGTTCTAATAACACTGGTGCTTCTCAGCAAACAGATGTAGGAAATAATGCAGATATAGCATACACAGCGGGCTCAACAGCTAACTATGTATCTAAATCAACATTAGATGATAGCACTCTGGGTACAGGTACTGCTCAGTTAAGAGTTATGGGAACAACAAATCAAGNAGGAGACGATGAAATCGGATCCGCTAACGTAGTATGGATCGTTAATATTAACGAACATTTCTACAAACAAACGGCAGGTATATAAAATATGGCTATCTCAAGAGGACAACTAGTTAAAGAACTAGAACCAGGTTTGAACGCACTGTTCGGACTTGAATACAAAAGATATGAGAATCAGCATGTTGAAATATTTGACATTGAAACGTCAGACAGAGCTTTCGAAGAGGAAGTAATGTTATCTGGCTTTGCAAATGCATCAGTTAAACCGGAAGGTTCAGCTGTTACATTTGATCAAGCACAAGAGACTTTCACTGCTAGATATACTCATAACACCGTAGCACTTGCTTTTTCAATCACTGAAGAAGCGATTGAAGATAATTTGTACGATAGACTAGCGTCTAGATATACAAAAGCTTTAGCAAGATCTATGGCAAACACTAAACAAATAACTGCAGCAAACGTACTTAACAATGCGTTTAATTCTAGCTTTGCAGGTGGTGATGGAAAAGAGCTTTTAGCTACAGACCATCCTATCATTGCTGGAACATTTAAGAATGAACTAACTACTTCAGCGGATTTAAATGAGACTTCTTTAGAGCAGTCTTTAATTGACATCGCAGCTTTCGTAGACGAGAGAGGTCTTAAAATTGCAGCTAAAGGGATTAAATTAATTATTCCTTCTGCTTTACAATTTACAGCAGAGAGATTAATGGCATCTCAAGGTAGAACGCTACTGCCGATAACGATATCAATGCAATCAAATCTATGGGAATGATTCCACAAGGTTATGTGGTTAATAATTTCTTAACTGATACTGATGCATTCTTTATCAAAACTGACGTTCCTAATGGTTTAAAGATGTTCGTAAGAGCAGCTATTAAAACAGGTATGGAAGGTGATTTTGATACTGGTAACGTTAGATATAAAGCTAGAGAAAGATACAGCTTCGGCTTTTCTGACCCTAGAGGTATGTTCGGTTCTCCAGGTGCTTAATCTATAAGCATTTTTTATTTTTGGGGCCTCTTTATGGGGCCCCTTAAATTTGATAGAAAGAATGAATTATGACAAAACTGTTTCAAGTAAAACTTAGAGCTTATGGACACATGGCTGATTTTAACATTGAAGCAGAAGATAGTGCAGAAAGTATAGAACTAGCTATCCTTGACAAAATAGGAAAAAAAGGTATATTATTAAAAGACAGCATGAGATCTTTTGGTAAAGATAATGCTGGATAACCTATGAGGAGGTTGTAGATGATGTCAGTTCAAAACCTTTATACGAAGAAAAGGTCATTAGAACTTGATTGGGAGCAACACTACGTTCAAGAGGGAATATATACTCTTGATATGGTTAGGATTGACGAAGAAATTCGAAGAATCATTAACCAAATTAAATTGTCTGAAGCTGAAATAGCTCATAGACAAATTAAAGTAGAGATGGCTGCTCCTGAGTTTTCTATAGCAGGCTAAAAACCTCGCTATTTATATCCGAAAATTAGTTTTTCGATGCAGGTATTCCTTGCGCTATTTTAAAAATTCAGCTATATCTTAATTACTATACACTAACTTTCTAATATCGACGCAGTATAGTCGACGCCCTAGAGACGATATTAGATTTACTAGGAGGATAACACTATGGCACAAACAACATTTTCAGGACCAGTTACATCAAACGCTGGTTTCAATTCTGATGACACACTAACTTCAGCAGATCTTTCATCTGGAGGTTTTAACTTAACTGACTTTACTGTAAGACCAGCAGCAACTTATTCTGGAACAGTAGCGGCAGTTGTAGGAGCGGTAAATAAAAGAACTGCTAACACAGTAGGCGGTAATATGTTTGGAGTATATGCACAAACATCATTCAGCAACAATCCGACAAGCACAATTTCAGGTTTAAACACAGCCGTTTATGGTGTAGTTGATTGTGGATCAAGTACAAACATTGGTGCAGCTTATGGCGCTACTTTTGATTTTGCACAATTTGCAGGAACAAGAGCATCAGCTCCAAAAGCATTTATAGCTTTTGGTGAAGAGTCATCTGCAACAAATCCATGTTTAAATTTATTTGATATTGGTAGATTAGGTAAAAACGTTGCAGCAGGTTTAGCTAAAACAACTGGAACTCCAACAAATTCAGCTGGTTCACTAAGAGTTTTAGTAAACGGTAACATTCGTTTCATTCAATTATTTAGCACATCTGCATAATATGGACGTAAAAACAATTAATGAACGAATTACACTTTTGCAAAATCAACGTGCTCAAACGATTTCAAATGTGCACGCTCTTGATGGAGCAATACAAGATTGTAAGTTTTGGTTAGAACAAATTTCTAAATCAAAAACTAATGACAATATTGTAAAAATTGTAAAAAACAAAAAATAATTTTTAGGGAGCTCGAAAGGGCTCCTTAATACAAGGAGATAAATATGAAGTCAGATGTAAAACCAGTTATATGTGCAAGTAATGTTAGCACTGCAGTTTTATTTACTGGACCTACAAGACTAAGAGGCTACATGATACAATCTGGAGCAACTTCTGGATCTTGTATAATTAATGGTTTAGCAAATACTACAACTGTAAGTACTTCAACTAATACAGAAGTTTTTATTCCAATTGTTGTTGGACCAAACAGCACTGAAACCTTAGGCATACCTGAAGATGGAGTTTTATATGCTCAAAGAAACGGTGTAGGAATAGTAGACGGTATTGGAGTTGCTTCAAACACAAGTGGGTTAACTGTTACGCTATTTATAGATAAGTAGGGGTTAAATGACTACCTCTTCAGGAACTACAGTTTTTGAAAAAACACTTTTCATTGATGATATCATAGAAGAGTCTTACGAAAGAATTGGTCTTATCAATAATACTGGTAACCAGATGAAAGCAGCTCGTCGCTCGCTTAATATTCTATTTCAAGAATGGGCAAACAGAGGATTACATTATTGGGAAGTTGCTAATAATTCAATTTCCATGGTTAATGGTCAGGCTGTCTATACTCTATATAGATCATCTGGAGATGGAACATCCGATGGTGTATTCACTCTTTTAAATGGTGTACTTACTATTAATGCTAGTACTATTACCGTTGATTCGGTAGCGCAGTTTCCAGCAACTGGAACTTTGTTAATAGATTCAGAACAAATTACTTATACAACTCTTAATAGTTCAGCAAATACCATTACAGGTCTTACTAGAGGTGCAAACGGCACAGTCGCTGCAGCTCATGCAGATAATGAAGAAGTTTATAATTATAATTCTATTGTTTATGGAACGGGAGATATTTTAGAAGCAGTTTATAGAAATACACAACAAACTCCTGTAGTTGATTTTCCACTTACAAAAATAGATAGGTCTGCTTACAGTGGATTATCTTCTAAATTTTCAACGGGCACACCTACACAATATTTTGTAGAAAGATTTATAGATAGAATTACTATTACTTTATTTTTAACTCCGGGAGCAGATGAAGTTAACAATGTTATAAATTATTATTATGAAAAAAGAATTCAAGATGTAGGAGCTTATACCAATATTACAAACGTTCCCTATCGATTTGTTCCGTGCATGTGCGCGGGACTGACTTATTATTTAGCACAAAAATATGCACCACAAAGAGTGCAAGATACAAGATTATTATATGAAGATGAATTAAAAAGAGCCTTAGATCAAGATGGTTCTTCAACTAGTTCATTTATAACACCTAAAATTTACTATCCAGGATCATAATGGCAAAATCAGCTAGAGGTAAATATGCTTACATGATCTCTGACCGATCAGGTCAAAGATTTCCATATGAAGAAATGGTACAAGAATGGAATGGTTCATGGGTGCATACTTCTGAATATGAAGCAAAGCAACCTCAATTAGATCCAACTCCAACAACTGCTGATCCACAAGGTTTACAATACGCTCATCCAGATAGAACAGAACCTGCAGTATTAATTTTATTAAATCCAGATCCTTTTCAAACAATTATTAGTTCTGCAACAACTTTTATTAATGTATTCTCACAAAATCATGGAAGATCAACCGGCAACACGGTAAGATTTAGAGGTCCAACAAACGATATTGGTTTTACAGCCGTTCCATCTTTTGATGGTGTAACTAACATTTCAAGTTCAAGTGGTTTTGTAATTACGGTTGGAAAAATAGATTCTTCTGGTAATATAACTGATACAACAAATTACTTTCACTTCACGGGCGCGGGCACGGCGACAACAGGTGGAATAATTGGCGGCGGAGCTGAATGCACTGCAGGCCCAGTAACTTTAGAGGCTTAATATGACATACGCAGAACTTGTTACAAAAATTAGAGATTACACAGAAGTAGATGCAAATGTATTTACTGCAACTATTGTAAATGGATTTATATTAGATGCTGAATTTAGAGTTTTAAGAGATGTAGATTCTGATAGTAATAGAGAAGAAGCAACTGCGACTATTGTTGCAGGTCAAAAATTTACAAATACTCCATTTCCAAACACAGGAGAAGTTTTAATAGTACAAGAGGCTTACATTATTCCTAGTGCAGTATACACAGGAGACATTGCCATATTAGAATATAGAGATCTTGGCTTTATTAATGAGTATAATGCCTCTTTAACACAAGCTTTACCTAAATATTTTAGTTATTACGATGATAACACATTAATTTTAGCCCCTATTCCAAATAGTAATTATACTATGCAATTAAATTATATCTTGAAACCAGCTGGATTATCTAGTAGTAATACAACAACATATTTAAGCTTGCAATTTCCCAACGGCTTATTGTATGCATGCCTAGTTGAGGCGTACGGTTTTTTAAAGGGTCCGGCAGACATGATACAACTTTATGAACAAAAGTATCAAACTGCATTACAAGGATTCTCTATTGAACAAATGGGAAGAAGAAGACGAGATGAATTCCAAGAGGGTTCACCTTCGATTCAAAAACAAGGATAATAATTAGGAGTTAAATATGGCTATAACACAAGCAGTTTGCAATTCGTTTAAACAACAACTTTTTCAAGGTATACATGATTTTACTTTGATCATCAGGAGATGTGTTTAAACTTGCTCTATATACTTCTGCAGCAACTTTAGATTCTGCTACAACTTCATTCACTACAACAAATGAAGTTGCAAACACTGGTCAGTACGTGACGGGTGGTGGAGCTCTAGTAAATGTGTCACCTCTAGTTTCTAGTGGCGTAGCATTTGTAGACTTTGCAGATATATCTTTTACAGGCGTAACTTTAACTGCATTCGGTGCTTTAATTTATAATACATCGGAAACAAATAAAGCAGTATGCGTGTTAAGTTTTGGAGCAGATAAAACAGCAACGTCTGGAACATTCACAGTTCAGTTTCCAGCAGCAACTACATCAGCGGCTATCTTAAGAATCTCCGGATAAAGGAGTTTAACTTAAAATGGTTGAATTTACAGTCACAGTCCCTGGTGGAACGGGTGGTGGTTATTACATCGATGGTGTACAAAAACCAGTCGTACCTGTTGTAACGGGTGGAACTTTTAGATTTAATCAAAACGCTGCAACCAATAATGGCCATCCATTAATTTTATCTACTACAACTAGCACTGCTGGAATTATATCATCAGGCGTAAGTTATTATTTAGATGGTGCATCTAATTCTACAAATTATCGAAACACAGCTTTATTCAATGCAGCATCTGTAAGATACATAGAAATTACAGTCGCTCAAACATCAGATTTTTATTATTTATGTAATGTTCATGGTTTTAGTATGGGTAATAACATGGATGTTACTTCTAATACTTGGAGTGCATTAACTTGGAGTCAAGGCGCTTGGAATAATCAAGGAGATCAAATTGCAAATATTACCGGTAATCTTCTAACAGCAAGTGTTGGTGGTCCTGCATTTGGTTGGAGTGAATCTTCTTGGAATTCTTCTGAATTAAGTTGGAATGGATTTTCAAACGTAACAGTAGCAATAGGACAACAAGTAGATGTTACTGGAATAGTATTAACAGTAAATTTAAATTCTGTAACAGAAGTTATTACTGTAGATGTATTCCCCTCAGGAATAGAATTAACCACAATAGCAGGAACTGTTGATATAGATCCTGATGCATCAGTTACAGGTATAGAACTTACTTCAGCTGTAGGAACCGTTGAAGCTTATAACGTAGAAGGTTGGGGTAGAGAAACTTGGGGTGAAGATGTTTGGGGAGCTGAAGGACTTTGGGAAACAGTATCTGTTACAGGTCAAGAATTAAATTTAACATTAAATAATGTAACTCCAATAGCTAACGCAAATATAGATATTACAGGAGAAATATTAACTATTGAAGAGGGAGAAGTAGATCCTTCACCAGATGCTACAGTTACA